ACAGGTGAAATTGAGTTTATAGAAAATACATATCATATATTTGAAAAGATATACTACAATGATACACCAGCAGAGTTATTCAAAGCACATCTCTATAAGGATAAGATCGTAAAACTTTTTGTTAGATCTAGATCAAGTCAGTTACAGTATGACAAATTCCTTGATAAACTTATGAAGGCTGGGATCATAGACCTAAAGGTAGTTGAGAACACAGAAATCAATGATAAGGAAGTAGATTTAGACAGCGAAAAGATTGAAGATACATTAACTCTCCTTAATAAATATATCGAGGACTCTGATTTTGAGTTGAAAAAAGAGAGAGTCAAAACACTTCTAAAGGAAGTTTACCTAGAAGCTTGTGAAGCGGAGTAATGTACATCTTATCACTCTTAGGAAAAGAAGGAGAAGGCGCTTATGCTGTCACTAATGATGACGGCCATAAGGCTTTGTATCTTTTTGAACAAGAAGATGATGCTACAAGATACGCAGGCTTGTTAGAAGCAAACGAAGCAATTCCCTTGACAGTTGTAGAAATAGATGATACACTGGCTGTTGAGACATGTCAAAAACACAAATACAAATATGTTATTATCTCACCTGATGATATAGTGATTCCACCAAAAGATTATGATAATATTCAAGACAATACGGTGGCGTAATTTCTTATCAACTGGTAATCAGTTTATAATTGTAAGTTTTCAAAAATCCCCTACAAATTTGATAGTTGGCGCAAATGGTGCTGGTAAATCCACCATTTTAGATGCACTGACTTTTGTTTTATATAATAAACCATTCAGAAAAATTAAAAAAGCACAGTTAGTTAATACTGTAAATGAAAAAGAATGTGAAGTTCAGATAGAATTTGAAATACAAGGTAAAATCTATACGATTGTAAGAGGTATGAAACCTACCTTGTTCCAAATTTACATAGACGGTAAATTGCAAGACCAATTTGCCAATCAAAACGATCAACAGGCATACCTAGAAGACAATATTCTAAAATTAAACTACAAATCTTTCACTCAAACTACCATTTTGGGATCGGCAACGTTTGTTCCGTTCATGCAACTTGGTAATTCAGATCGTAGAGCAATCGTAGAAGACGTTTTAGACATCAAAATTTTCTCTGGCATGGCAAAAATCCTTAGAGAAAGGATGAGTAAAGCATCATCAGAGATAAAAGAACTCACTATCAAGAAAGAAATGATAGAAGAGAAGATTGAGATGCAAAAAAACTTTATTGCTGACCTTGATAAGAGTGGAAAGAAGAGAATTAAAGACACAAAAGACAAAATTGCTGTCATGTTTGAGGATACTTCTGGTCTCATGGGAGAAAATACCAAATATGACAATTTAATTAAGACAAAGTATCAACCAGAGTTAGAAAACTTATCATCTGCTCGTGCTTCTCTTAAGAAAATGAACACAATTAAAGCAAAATTGGAACAACGGATACAAAATATAACATCCGAACATAAATTTTTTAAGGAAAATGTATCATGCCCTACATGTGAGCAGAAAATAGAGGAAGAGTTTCGCTTAAATAAAATCGAAGACATAGAAGGTAAGGTCAAAGAGATTAATTCTGCTTACAAAGACCTTACCAAGTCTATAAATGAGGAACAAAAACGAGATTCTAAGTTTTTGGAAATCACTAATCAGATCACTCAACTAACGAATGACATTTCAACAAACAATTTTAAAATTTCTCAGTATCAACGACAGATCAGAGATTATGAATCAGAAATTCAAGAGATTACCGAGCAAATTGCAAACAGAAATACTGAAAGAGCCACTCTTAAGTCACTCAAAGGCGATCTGACAACAGTAGAAAAAGATAAAGCATCACACACTGAGAATATATCGTATCTGGACTTTGCAAACTCCATGATGAAGGACTCTGGAGTCAAGGCAAAGATCATAAGAAGGTATTTGCCTGTGATGAATCAGAAGATAAATCATTATCTTCAAATGATGGACTTCTATATCAACTTTACTTTGGATGAACAGTTCAATGAAAAGATCAAGTCGCCTATACATGAGAAATTCAGTTATGAATCATTCTCTGAGGGTGAGAAAATGCGAATTGATCTTGCTATTCTGTTTACTTGGAGAGATATTGCTAAGATGAAGAACTCATCTAGCACAAATATCCTAATCCTTGACGAAATATTTGACAGTTCACTTGATAGTAACGGCACTGACGAGTTTACAAAGATTATCAAGTATGTCATTAAGGATGCTTATGTGTTTATGATATCTCATAAGGTAGATGAACTTACTGATAGGTTAGATAATTTAATTACCTTTGAAAAAATGAACGGATTCTCAAAAGTTAGATACTCTACATAGTAATATAATGTTCGGTATACCGTATGCAGTTGCTAGAAGGATGCCATTCACTAAAACTAGAGTGTGCCTTGAGGAATCTTGGTTTTATTGATATGGAGTGGAGAACAGTTGCCCATGCAGGGATTTTCTTTGTGCAACCTGTAGGTATGCCTGATGATCCCGAAGGAGATCTGTTTGGATTTACGATAACATACGATAGTAAAGTCATAAAATTACAGAATACAGCGAAGAAAGCTTTGGATACAGCCATAAGATGGTCGGGGTAGACAGTTGACAAGCTGGCACACTGTTGGTTGAAATTGACACAGAATCGATTATCATGTGTACATAGACAAGAAAACAAATGCTTACACAGGTTAATTACGAAGTCAAAGGTCAACTCGCAAAACTACTTGCAACAGAAGATCTTATCATAGAGAACCGTAAGGTCTCCACAGCGTCCTTCGATACTGACCGTAGAGTTCTTACCCTACCAATGTGGGAGAAGGCTTCTGGGATCGTATATGACCTATTGGTAGGACATGAGGTTGGTCACGCATTATATACACCCGCTGACAACTGGACATATGACTATCCAGATGTTCCACACTCCTACGTCAATGTATTGGAAGATGTGAGAATCGAGAAGTTGATGAAACAGAGATATCCTGGCTTAAGTAAAACATTTTACGGTGGATACTCACAACTTGCTGAACAAGACTTCTTTGAATTAAGTGAACATGATCTCGAAGAGATGGGTTTGGCAGACAGAATCAATATTCACTACAAGATCGGTTCTTTTGAAAGTGTAACCTTTGATGAAGAAGAAAAATACTTTGTAGACAAGGCATTCAAAACTGAAACTTTCAAAGATGTTCTTGAATTGTCTCAGGAATTGTACAACTACATCAAAAAGAAACAAGAGGAAGAAGAACAACTTACTAAACTTGATGATCTAGAGTTTTCGATGGGTGAAAAGACATCTGGTTCTGGAATGGGATTGCCTTTCCAACCATCTGATGAGAAAACTGATTCAGAAATGGAAGGAGATGTTGATGGTGGAGAAGAATCTGATTCAGAAACTAGTAAAGATGGATCGCCTGATCCCACAGAAATGACAGACAAAGAAATTCTTGATGAATTGGAAAGACCATCTGATCCTATGGGTGGTGTTCATGGAGGAGTTTCAGAGGCAGTAACAGACAAGACCTTCCAAGATAATCTAGAAAATCTAAACAAACAAGAAACAAATTCATTCTATGTTCCTGAGTATGTTGAATTACCTACTCTAAACTTGGATACAATAGTTGCCAAAAATTCTGATGTTCATGCTTATTTGGATGAGTATTGGGTAAGATCTCAAAAGAACTATGATCAAAACTCAGAGAGAAAGCTAGACATTTTTGAGAAAGTTGACAATGATTACAGACTCTTCCGTAGATCTGCTCAGAAAGAAGTCAACTATCTTGTAAAAGAGTTCGAGTGTCGTAAGTCTGCTGATGCATATGCCCGTGCTACTGTGGCAAAGACAGGTGTTCTTGATTGTACTAAGTTACATACTTACAAATTCAATGAAGATCTATTCAAAAAGATTACAGTTCTACCAGATGGTAAGAATCATGGATTGATATTTGTACTTGATTGGTCTGGTTCTATGAGCACAGTTCTTATGGACACAATCAAACAGTTATTCAACTTGATTTGGTTTTGTAAGAAAGTTCAAATTCCTTTTCAAGTATTTGCTTTCACTAATGAGTGGAATCATTACAAAGAATGGGATGATGATTATACTTGGAGAGGTAGAGCAGACATTCCAAATCATCATGAAGAAAAAGATCACATGATAAGAGTTGAGTCTCAGTTTTCTATGGTAGAGTTTCTTACAAGTGATTGCAAGAAGTCTGATCTAGAAAAACAAATGCTCAATATCTGGAGACTAACCACACCATTGACACAACATTTCAGATGGGATAACACCATATTTTATCAATGCCCTAGAAAATTATCTTTATCAGGAACTCCACTCAACGAAGCTCTTGTATCATTGAACCAACTAATTCCTCAGTTCAAAAAAGCTACAGGAGTTCAGAAAGTACAATGTGTAACTCTTACAGACGGAGAAGCACACCCACTTTCATATAGTTACAAATTTGAATTCAAAGATAATCCTGAGAGAAACTACATGGGCCATAGATCAACTATGAATGGTTCAGTTTTTATCAGAGACAAAGCTAATGGTAAGACATACTATTGCAATTCTCACTCACATGAATTGACATCAGCACTTCTTAATCAACTCAGAGGTAGATTTCCAGATGTTAATTTCATAGGTATCCGAGTCATGGATGGTAGAGACGCCAACTCATTTATCAGAAGATATATGGATTGGGATTTCGATAAGGTACAACACATCCAAGCTTCTTGGAAGAAAGACAAGTCTATCAAACTTACTGATGTTGGATACCATGCCTACTTCGGACTATCATCACATGCTCTTGGTAATGATACTGAGTTTACTGTGAAGGAAGATGCAACTAAATCTCAGATCAAATCTGCTTTCAAAAAATCTCTTAATGGTAAGAAGATGAATAAGAAAGTATTGAGCCAGTTTATGGAATTTATCGCATAGACCAATTATATTAGTGTCACAACACTGGTTGCATGTGGTAGCATGAACCAGTATAATTAATACATAACTACAGAATGAACAATGCCCTTTGAAGCTAAAGTGAATCCCGAATCTCTAATCAATTCTCTAAGAGATCTATACGGTAACAAGATTACCTCCGCACATGTCAAAGCATATTGTGCTCAGAATGATGTCGGTTATCAAACTGTCACCAAATACCTTAAGCCTTACAAAAAGGCCATCGGTAAGTGGAATCTAACTGTCAGAGAGAAGAAAGCAAACCTTGAAGCTAACTTCGCTGCTCCTGCTGTTGTTCCACCAGTTGAACAAAATCTAGTTCCAGCAGTTGACCCTAACTTTGTCAAGTTTGGTAATTTCAATGATCTGAAAAAAATCATTCAATCTAAACTTTTCTATCCATGTTTCATTACTGGACTATCTGGTAACGGTAAAACCTTCGGTGTAGAACAAGCTTGTGCTCAACTTAAAAGGGAGGTAGTCCGTGTTAACATCACTATTGAAACTGATGAAGATGATCTTATTGGTGGTTTTCGTCTTGTTAATGGTTCCACAGTATGGCATAACGGCCCAGTTATCGAAGCCCTTGAGAGAGGTGCAATATTGCTCCTTGACGAAATCGACCTTGCATCAAACAAAATCCTCTGCCTTCAAAGCATCCTTGAGGGAACTGGAGTCTTCCTTAAGAAGATTGGAAGATATGTCAAACCAGCGAAAGGATTCAATGTTATCGCAACCGCTAATACTAAAGGTAAAGGCTCAGACGACGGAAGGTTTATTGGAACTAACGTGCTTAACGAAGCCTTCCTTGAAAGATTCCCAGCAACCTTCGAGCAGTCTTATCCAAGCCCAAAAACTGAAGAAAAGATACTAAATCTTCTATGTGATGACAAAGAGTTCTGCAAGAGACTTGTTGATTGGGGAGACATCATTCGTAAGACATTCTATGATGGTGGTGTTGAGGAAGTTATTTCTACAAGACGCCTTGTTCATATCGTAAAGGCATATTCCATCTGGAAGAACAAAGAAAAAGCGATTGAGATATGTGTAAATCGTTTTGATGATGAAACAAAACAGGCATTCCTTGATCTATATGATAAGGTTGATGCTGATGTAAACTTTGGAGGCGAAACACCTAATGAACCTATGGAAGAACTACAAGTCCCTTCTGTATAAAACATTTCCAGACCTAAAGTTTGAGTCCGAGTGGGCTTGTTGGGAAGGTAAAGGTACTAACTTAACTGCTAGAACCTATACCAACCCATACTTTATTAAGTCTAGAGAGGTAGATATATGGAGTGATAAATCATGTATCTACAATACGATAATCTACCCTAAGACAGGTAGTAATCTGCCTTGTTTTGGAATGGATTTGATGGGATTCACAGAGAAGAGAGTCATTATTGTATTTGACTTTCAACATCCTGTAGAAAAATATCTTTTCTCAGTAGAAGGTTTACCCAAGGCAGAAAAGGATTATAGATTCTTTGAAATGGGCAATCATTTTTCTGAAAATATCTTTGTCAGATATACCACCTTTGATAAGGTAGATGAACATTTAGATATGTTTGGTCAATACTTGACAAAGTATAAGGATATGATAGAATTAGAGAAACCTACAGGAACAGACACCAGTACATACACTGACTTTGACGCTTACATGACCAAACTAGATCCAGTAGGAGGTTATCTTGCAGGCAAGTTTGGTAAAGAAAAGGCAGAAAGTTTGGTAAACGATTTCCTATTTTGTTATGGTTAATGCATGGAGTCTAGCTGCATCAATTCTAGACGGCACATTTGAAGAGGACTATCCACTTATGGAAAAAGAAAAGTACATCTATGAGTCACCTGATGGTGGCAAAACTGTTACTCGAAGAAAACCTTTTAGTGACAAGAGAGAAGTAATTCAAGGAGATTACTTCGAGGAAATACCTTGGAGTGATGTCGAAGATAAAAGGGATAAAGACCTTGATTGGATTGCAAAGAGTGGAGGATTTGAATGGACGCCAGGCTCACCATGGCCGCCAGAGGTTCCTGATGAGGAAGCATGTAATGGTGATGATTATGATTTCTATGGAGAAGCCTTCGATCATATGATGGGCATGGAGCCATTAGGTGCAGGGAACACTGCTACTGAACCAGAAATGGCAGATATAGATGATCAGTATGCTCATCACTTTGGAAAAAATACAGTTCCTCCATACATAACTAAAACGTTTAAGTATGAAGAAGATGTAATTCTTAAACAAGCTGAGGATTATATCGCCAAAACGTATGAATTGCACTATACTGGAGATAAGGGTAATTTTCAAACCTTAGATCTTATAGAAAGTATTGGAGATGCGGAAGCATTTTGCCGATCCAATGCAATTAAATATCTATCAAGATTCGGCAAAAAAGATGGTAAGAATGAAAAAGATATTCTAAAGGCCATTCACTATTGTACACTCCTACATCATTTCGCTTTTATTAATGACGACAGCAACTAAACTACCAATGAAACTTTCAGATAGAACTATCAACCTACTTAAGAACTTTGCTTCTATCAATCAATCAATATTATTCAAGCAAGGTAGACAACTTCGCACTATAAGTGTGATGAAAAATATTCTTGCAGAAGCAAATGTAGATGAAGATTTTCCACAGGACTTTGGAGTATATGATCTAAGTCAATTCTTAAATTCACTTGGATTATTTCAAGAACCCGAACTTAATTTTACAG